TTAATCCATTTCTTCATAAGAATCGACTCCTTTTCTAATATAATTAGAAGAACCATTTGGATTTTTTATGAAAAAGTCAGAATTAAACTTTGGGTTAAAGTAGTGCTTCCTTTTAATCCAAATAAGCCCATCACCTTTAGTAATGATAGCTACATCTATTGGACCTCCTACAGTCTCTTGTTCTGAACTAACTCTTCTCTTTAGAGAAGATAAGTTAATCAATGCGCCAGCCATTTCAGCTAACTCATCTTTGGGCAGTGATTTAACAATAGAAAGGATAGGGTCTATATGTTCTTTATTTTTATACTCATCTAATGTATCGATACAAGCTTGAATTGAATCTTCATTTTTTTGCATTATTTCTTCTAGGATCGCTTCTCTCTCAGTAGCTGTTATTGCAGGTATGCTCTGTAGCTTACTATCTAGAGTCATAATTAATTCTGCATGTATATCAAATAGTTGATAATTTAGTACTTTTTGAACATTAGGATCAATACCTTCTATAAAGCTATAAACCATATCGAGTTGAGCAAAAGGGGCAATAGATGCATCCGTATCGATGCCGATTCTATTTAAAATATCCCTATTATATTTAAGTTTATTATCAATAAATCCATCAATGGTATAAGCGCATAGTGCTGGGAAAATTTCTTTTGTTCCAAACCCAGAAATAACAACTCCAGTTTTTAGGTCTGTAAAGAATTTAGTAATGTGAAAAATACCTATTTCAACTAACATATCTTTGAATTCATCATCACCGGTACATAAATCTCCCAATAAATCAATAGCTCGATGAGAAAGGGAATCATTAAGTAAATCATTTAGATAATGGAAATCTTCTTCAGTAACATTATCTAAAAACTCCAATTTCCTATAACTTTCTAGGTAATTAGCTACAACACTTTTAATTAAATCTTCCATTTGATTATCTTCTAACTGAGATTTATCTTTTGTTTCTGCCATTAATTCTTCTCTAATAGTCGATAAAATCTCATCAAATACTTCTTGAATACTACTAAGGTAGTAAGAAATCTCATCTTCTTTTGTTATATAGTGACGTTGCTGTTTTAAAAAATTTATAAGGTCTATTCCATATTCTTCAAGGGTATCAAAACGCTTGAGAGGGTTTTCATTTCTGTAAATTTTTATAAGTGTTTCCCATGGTATCCCCATGAAAGTGGCCGTTCCATAGATCATAATACCGACTGGTTCGGTTTTAGATAATGCAAAAAGTTTATTAGCTGAGTTATAGGTTTTATTAGTGTTGCCTAATGTAACAGCACTATCTGCTGCCATGGCAACTCCTAGTTTATTCATGATACAAATTTCTGCCGTCAATGAAAATCCCCCCTGTTTGTATAAATCTAATATATGTAAAAACTAATATACATAAAGCTCAAATAAAAACACGCAAGATTGCGCGCATTTATATAGCTTATTTAATTAACGTTGTTTATCCCCTATTTTTCGGTTCTTTTCTTTGGTTTTGATAAACTCCCAAAATTGTCTTAGCTCTTCTTGTTTTTCAGGGGAGGCATCTTTGATGTCTTTGAACCATAGTCCTAAATCTGGATCTGCCAACGGACTATAAGTATCAATTTCTTTTTGAATAACATCTCTACCTAAAAGATAGTCGGTTGAAACATCAAAGAAATCTGCAAACTTATTTAAAGTCTCATAATCAGGTTTTCTGTTCCCATTTTCATAACCTGATATTGTTGATTCAGCAAGATTTAATTTTTGACCTAACTCTTTCATAGTTAGGTTATTTTTTTTTCTTAATTTGCGTAAGTTTTCTCCAATCATAGGAATCCTCCTATTCATCTTCTAAGTTTAATTATACTTTGCAAAGTGCAAAAATTGAAATGAATTGGTTATAACTTTGCAAAACGCGTTGACACTTCGCGATTTGCGTAGTATATTTTGAATAACAACACAAATTGCAAAGATTTAGGTGGTGATAATGAAATGGATGGCCCAAAAGAAATTCGCTTGGAATTGGGGCTCAGTATTGAAGAGGCTGCAAGAAAACTGGGCATTTCAGGCGGATATCTATCACAAATTGAAAATGGACAGAGGCAAATTAGTACAGAGAGAGCTGATCAAATAGCTAAGCTATATGGGAAGAGAAAAGAAGATATTTTTTTACCCACGCGCTATTCAGTTTGCAAAGTTTAGGGGTTTAAGTATTGGTATGCTAATAAAAAATAAAATCTGATTAATGAAAGAGGGTGATTAAATGCCATCAACTAACATGGCAGTACCAACAGATTCGTCGCATAAACATATAAAAAGCACTTCAAGAGGTGACACCATGAGCCAACAAGAAGAATATGCGGCGACTTATGAATTTGGAAAAACGAAAGTTCATGTTGTGGCTCCTGAGCCAAAATCACAAAAGGATATTGATAAAATCCGTCAAGCATATTACAAGGCTGGTTGGGCCATCATCAAAGAAATACAAGTGAAAGAAAACATTGAGGAATAGTTCCTCTCTTTTTACATGAATAATAGACAAGTTACATATGTACTAAATTCATTGTAACCATTTGAAAACTAAATATGGAGGCGAACAGATATGGGAACAAGCATATACTGCAATTCAGCAATAGGGGAATTATTACAGAATGCTAGAGAATGTTGTGATAATGTTCAGCTGAAAACGAAGAAAGGGTTATCTAAGTACCTTGGTATTACACATGAACGATTAACCCGTATTGAATCTGGACTTTCTAAACCAGAGTTTGAACTTGCGATGGATTGGTGCCATGCAACAGGAGCAAAGTTAAATCAACAAGCGATTAAACATATTTATGGTGTTGGGTTACCACCTACAGATCCACGTTTAACTCAGGATGTAAATCTACAATTGATGAACTACATTAAACAAGCTGAAGAGGGGATTGCGGCAGCGAAGGAAATCATGAACTTACAAGTTGCAACAAGATCATGGAAGTTGGATGAAAAGAAGAAACATGAATACACAGTTCATGCAAAAGAAATCTTCGATACAATCCAAGCTACTCAATGTGTAGTACAAGCTCTTGAACAAGTTCATTTTGGCATTATGGAACAAATTCAAAGAAGTTGGTTGCAAAAGGCTATGGCGGAAAACGTTATTATCCAATCGGTGGATAGTTTAATGAATTTAACAAGAGTGCTGTAGAGGAGGAAGAAAGATGACAGTAGATTATAAGAAACCTAGTTTAAGAGAATATAAGGAATTAATTCGCTATGATGCAAAGCTAACTGGTGAAATTAAAATAGCAGAATTACTTAATGAGGATTCAAAATCAGTTGAGTTAAAACAAGAGAAGAAATTGTTGGGGATTCGAATCAAAATTATTGAAGCATCATTCATTTTGAAACATAAATGGGCAAAAGAAAAAGCTACCGCCTAGACAACAGTAGCTCTGAAAAATATCGTAAAGCAATTATAACATTATATAAATCATTTGGACAAGCCACTGTGCTTGTCGTTATGACCAGAAAGGGATTGTTCCTCCCATACCCTACAATGTTTCTTTCTGGTTGTAACGATGCGTACAGCATCAATGAAAAAAGAAAAGGGGTGAATTAATTGGAGTATCATGTTCCGGAAGTAAGCAAACAAAGATTTGTACATATCTCGATTGCAAATTATGAGATTAAAAACCCAACATCTTTTGATATTAGGAATTCAAAAGGAAAAGGAGAGAGTCATTTAACATTGGGCTTAGTGTTTGAAAGCAATGACTACTCTCCAGATAAATTCACGCAGTTTTTGAGTGCATTTAATAAATTCATAGATGAATTTAATACAAAAAGCTAATTACTACCTCGTTACTTTAATCCAAATTTCTGTTTTAAATAACTAGTTGCTAATGAGGACATTATGGAAATTGATGCGCTTGATAATGATCCTACAGCTTTTTTCGTTTTTGACCATATTTCATTGTCACGAATAGTATCTAAAAATTGATGACCGTCCCAAGATATAGAAGAAATTGATAAATGAATCAATTCATCACTAGCATACTTATAGTTTCCGTTTAAATAGTTAGCTTCCAGCAATTTTAAAAAACTATAGTAGGTGTCATCAAATCCGTGTTTTGAAACGGTATTTAGATTATTGAAATGTGGTAATAGAAAATGTTCATTGATAGTAAGTTTTTCTTCTAATTCAAGAAGAAGATCTCTTACACAATCGTGATTTAGTTTCATCGGTTAAACCTCCTTTTAAGGAAGATTATACCGAAATAATAGATTTTTGGATATTTTATGAAACTCAATAAGAACAGCATCAACTAAATTAGAAAGGAGAGGTAATTCATGGACGATAAAAACAATCGTCTTCATGATCTAGTTCTTCCTGGGGATTTTTCATTTGCGAATAAACTTCGTAACTGTATGAGTGAATGTATTTATAACATGTTTAATGCAGAATCAACCGAAGAATCAAATCACTGGGAAGAAGAGCTGGAGCGATGTATAAGGGAATTTAAAATGCTTCGTGATACAAAAGAGGAACATGAGGCATCGATGAGTTATCGTGTAGTAATTAAAGATTTAAGAGCAAGAGGAGTTAACGCTTCGTTAGTAACACGTAGAAAATAAAAGATCTATCACTTGGCAGAGTGATAGACAAACGGTCTTGCAAAAGATCTTAGGATTAATTATATCAAATTAGCATTCGTATAACAACGGAGTGTGCTACATGCTTTTAGACAAATCATTACATAGAGTGTTGCTGAATCCTAAAGTGTTTCAACAAGCAACATCAGAGCAACACCTAATTTACTTAGTAAAACAATATCTCAAAATAGGATACAAGAATTATCGCTTATTACGTGTAGAGGACGGATTCGCGATATGTAAACGGGAGGATGAATAATATGGCAGTTTATAGACCAGTACACGTTTCATTTTGGCAGGATTCATTTGTTTTAGATCTTACACCGGAGGAGAAGTATTTCTACTTATATTTGATGACAAACAGTAAGACGTCTCAATCAGGAATCTATGAGCTTCCACTTCGTATTATTGAAACTGATACAGGATACAATCGTGAAACTGTTATGAAGTTATTAGAACGTTTTGCTGAGTACGGAAAAATTAATTACAACCAAAAAACAAAAGAGTTGTTCTTAATTAACTGGTTGAAGTTCAATCCAATTAAAAATGTAAACATTGAAAAGTGCGTCTTAAAAGAGATTCAATCTGTGAAGGACCAGGATTTCTTAGTTGATTTCTATGAAACATGTTTGCAATTAGAACGTGAACAAGATTTCAAAATCCCTCGTATTAAGGAGTATTTATCAGTCCGTTTGGAGGGGCTTATAAGGGGCTTCCAAGACCCTAGCAAGGAAGAAGAAAAAGAAGAAGAAAAAGAAGAAGAAAAAGAAAAAGAACAACAACAAGAAGAACGCGCAGGCGCGGAAGAAGTTGTTGAGGTTAATCCGATTTCTTTCTACGAACAAAACTTTGGACTGATTACACCTTTTATTGCAGATGGTATTCATGCATGGATAGATGATTTAAATGCAGAGCTTGTTGTAAAAGCTATGGAAATCGCTTTAGAGAAAAATACAAGAAACATGAATTACGTAAATACGATTTTAAGAGATTGGCATCTTAAGGGATTGAAAACCGTAGCGGACGTTGATGCAGCTGACAAAGCATTTCGTAATCAACGATTAGCAAAAGGGCAACAAAATATTCAGGCTCCTTATCAACAAAAAGGCTTATCGGAATCTACTAAAAACGTAATACAGCAGCAACAAGCATGGGAGCAGAACATTCCAACAGAAGAAGAACTTGCAGTACTTAACCAACGGAATGCGTGGTTGGCCCAATGAGTAACGATATAATTCGTAACGTAGAAGCTGAACAAAGTGTTTTAGGTAGCATTATCCAAGAAGGTGATTTAATTAAAGATTGTCAGCTAAAGGTAAAACAGTTTTCTTCACCAACGCACCAAGTGATTTTCAAGGCGATGAGAGAATTAGAGGATGCCGAGGTTCCGATAGATCTTGTTGCTCTCATGGGGAAATTTGAAGACAGTTTTATGAATCAAATTGGTGGTATTGCGTTCTTTGTAAACTTAACTGAAGTTGTTCCAACGACGAAAAATTTTTCGTATCACGAAGGTTTAATTATCGAAGCTTGGAAAATGAGACATGCTCAAGAGGTTGCTGGTAATTTATATAATCGTCTTCAGCAAGAAAGAGATATGAGCGCTATTAGTACTTCGATTGATGAGTTAAGCGCCATTGAGGAAACAGGTTATTCAGATGAATTTAATTTAAAGGAAACCCTAGTTGATCTGTATAAGAACATGCAAATTGATGTAGGAGATTTAACCGGTATACCAACTGGTTATGACGACTTAAACAGAATGACCGCAGGTTTACAAGAAGGAGACTTGATTATTGTAGGTGCCCGTCCTTCGATGGGGAAAACAGCATTTGTATTAAACGTCACTTTTCATGCAGCAAGTGCCCATACAGCAACAGGAATCTTTTCACTAGAGATGGGAGAAGAGCAGTTACTTAAACGTATGATTTCAAGTACCGGAAATATAGATGCTACGAAATTAAAGAATCCTAAGAAACTATGTAATTTAAAGGATTGGGAAAAGATTAGCCAAGCGATGGGATTAATTAATGATTTGCCATTAGAGATTTACGATAAAGCAAATGTCACAATGCAAGAGATATACGCAAAGACTAGGAAACTAAAGCGTAAGTACCCTGATAAAAAGGTTTTAATTGCTATTGATTATTTGCAGCTTATTGTGGGCGATCCAAAGCATAGAGGGAACCGCATGCAAGAGATTGGTGAGATTAGTCGTAAGTTAAAACTGATGGCAAGAGAATTAAATGTATGTGTAGTTGCATTATCACAGTTAAGCCGTGCTGTAGAAAGTAGGCAAGATAAGAGGCCATTGCTATCAGATTTACGTGAGAATGGTCAAATTGAGCAAGATGCGGATTTAATCGCATTCTTATACCGTGAAGATTACTATGACCGCGAGACAGAAAATAAAAACATAACGGAAATTATTTTAGCGAAACAGCGAAATGGTCCAGTTGGTGTTGTTGAACTAGCATTCATTAAAGAATTTAGTAAGTTTGTAAATTTAGAGAGAAAGTTCAATCATCAACAGGAGGCTTAATCATGTTGTTACGTCAGGAAGTAGAACGTAGAAAACTAATAATTATTCGTAAATTATTGGGGTTAGGATTAACTGAAATTAACGGACAAACATTAGATCAACTAACGTTAAAGCAGCTTGAAGGAATTTTAATTGCAAGCTTGCAGGTATTGGAGGGGAAAAACAATGCCAAAGCAATTAACAATTTTTGATGTGGAACCAGTTGTATCATTTGATCCTAAGAAAGCTCATATTCACCGTTTGAATTCAAAATTAATGTATACAGATGTGGTAGTGCAAATACCACGCCAAGCCAAAGCAATTGATGAATTAAAAGCAACGACAGCGCCTGATGAACGTTACGAATTATTTGAGGATTATACAATTGGGATTTGGCGTTATAAGCGAGTGGAGGATAAACAATTTGTATGGGAAGAGGCAGAAAAAATGTGTAAGCAAGCAAGGGATGAAAAAAAGCCCATTCCAATACGGCTCAATTTGTCACTTGAACAACCATTTGTTCCAGAAAATGTTGTGCGATATTTATAGACAAATAAAAAAAGCTGAGATCACTCTCAACTTACTTCGACAAAGTAATTATAACATATGGGAGTGATCTTGGTGGGAATTAGAAAAGAAAATCTTGTTGAAATGACAGCTGAAATAGATTTGAAAACAAACGGAATATATATTGTTAAAAATGGTCAGGTTCAGCTAATAGAACCACCTCAAAGTGGATTTGGCGAACAATCATTTGTATATCAAAGTGGAAAAATAATTCGTATGGAAGAACGAAAAACACAGTTACTTTAATAAAATTTGAATTTTGTTCAGAAGGAAAACTCAGCGGGAAATTAATGAGTAAAAGGAAGAATCCCTGCGTGGGCAGGGATTCTGGAGGAGAAATAAAATTGTCGCATAATGTCGAAATTTGATGTATTCAACGAATTAATATTATCATGAATTTTCAAGTAATTGTGGTGTTCAATGTGTCAAAAATTCATATAAAAGCGTTATTTAAATTGAGTATAAGTATGTTCTTAAGGATTGATTCCTATTCCATTTGGCGAAAATCCGACAGGAATAGTAGCAATCACAGTATTCGTTAATCCATCAATTACGGTAACATTGCTAGGAGGACCAGATACAACGGTATAAATTCGATTAGTAGATGAGTTAACTCCTATTCCCCTTGATCCAAAATTACCTGGCTGATTTCCAGTAGGAATAGTGGTAATAACGGTATTGGTTGCGCCGCTAATTACAGACACGTTATTGCTCCCACGATTTGGTACATATATAAGATTGGTAGATAAGTTAACTCCTATCCCTCCCCTTGGTTCAATGCCGACAGGAATAGTAGCAATCACAGTATTCGTTAATCCATCAATTACTGAGACGTTATTACTATCAGCATTTGCTACATAAATTCGATTGGTGGATGGATTGACCCCTACTCCTATGGGACCAGTTCCTACTGTAATAGTAGTAATTACGGTATTCGTTAATCCATCAATTACAGACACATTCCCACTACCCTGATTTGCCACATAGACTCTATTAGTTAAGGGGTTGACCTCAATTCCTCGTGGAGCATTTCCAACGGCAATAGTAGTAATTATGGTATTAGTCGCGCCACTAATCACAGAAACATTTGAGTCATTAATATTGGATACATAGATAAGATTAGTAGATAAATTGACCCCTGCTCCATCCGGATTAGTACCGACAGGAATAGTAGAAATTACAGTATTCGTTAAACCATCAATAACGGAAACATTATTGCTGTTAAGATTTGTTATAAAAATTCGATCAGTTAAAGGATTAACTCCAGCAGTAAATGGACCGGTGCCAACTGAAATAGTAGCAATGACGGCATTATTTGCTCCATTAATGACAGAAACATTGTTACTGCTTTGATTTGCCACATAAATTTGGTTAACAAAAGCTGATCCAGTAGGCCCAGTAGACCCAGTTGCCCCGGTGTTGCCAGTAGGTCCAGTATCGCCAGTAGGTCCAGTATCTCCGGTAGGCCCAGTATTTCCGGTAGGTCCCGTATTACCAGTGGGTCCAGTGACACCAGTCGGCAGAGTAAATGCCGGGATTGGTGGGAACGTAGGTCCGACTAGGTCGGGAGAAATTGAAATTTCAGATTTTATTTTAGGTGAATTGAATCTGTCTTTCCTAGACATACGTGACCGGTCAAATTTGTCTTTTCTAGACATTTGTATATCATCCTTTCTTAGAATATCAAATTATATCCAGTAGATGCATGATATGAATTGGGTGTGATTGTATTTTGAGATAATAAGAAACATATTTATCTAATCTAACTATAAAAATCAGAACTAAACAAAAGCGTTATTTTAATCGAAAAGGGGATAGTTAAAATGGAAATTTCAAAGTACAAAATACCATCTGTTAACGGTGAAGGTTGGGGAGTTTTCTTATTCGATGATACAGGAATATTCACGGCGATTACGGATTTCGGCAACTTCTCATATTGGTTTGAAACATGGAATGGCGAAAGTATGAAAGATTTCTTGAGTAGTAGACGTCCTGATCAGATTCTTTGCAAGATAGCAAGAGAAAACGTAATTGATGTTAAGGAAACGTTTAAATACATTAAAGAAGAATTGATAAGTCATCGTAGATCGGAATATTTCACGGAAGAAGAGGCACGCGAGCAATGGAAACTTATCGAAAAGTTGAAAGAAGACATTCACGTTTACTCTGAAGATACAGCATTCACTCTGTTTTACGAGGAAACAAAGATCCAATTTTACGATGGTTTCCTGAGGTTTAAATATCCAAATGCAGCAGTTAGGTTTTGCAATGAAACATTCGTGAGATTACAAGAAAAAATTAGATTGGAAATGGGGCATTAGAGATGAAACTATTAAAAACTCAACAATGTCCGTATTGCGATTCAGTTATAGAAGATGGCCACGCTCAATGGGAAGAAGGAAATCATGAGGTAGAATGCGATTCGTGCAATAAAAAATATCAGGTAGCACCTATTTATGAATTTAAGGGTTTTGAAGTTCAAAAGATTTGCAATCAGTGCAATGAGGTGGAAGGAGATTGTTATTGCGATGCTGAGGAAGATGAAAACTAAACAAAATAGTTATTGTATAATGACAAAAATTAAAGAACCTGTTAGCTATAACAGGTTCTGTGTACAAGGAGTTCAAGGAATACAAGGAAACTGGTCTAGAGAATCCTGTGTATTCTTTGGCTTAATAGTAATGTATTCAAAGCAAACAAAAAAATGAATAAAAGTTAAATAGAAGCCTTATTTAATAAAAAATCGCGTACAAAAAATGTACACGATTATATAAAAACTATGTCTTGCATGCTCATTACACTCTATGTTTATTGTATGTAAAACGTGATACATTGCAATACATTAAAAGAGCAATTTTGACAGTGCTCTTAGGACCAAGACTCTTATTATAAAAGAGTACATGATAATATATGTGACTTTTTCTAAGAAAGTGAATCATTTGACCAGAATTTTTATTTGAAAACTAAAGAGCGCTTTCCAAGGCGCTCTCTGACCAAAACTTTATGAAATAAGATGAAGTGTGAATCACTTTTCAATATCAAGGTATGAAAAAAAGGTTTCGTTGGTGAAACCTATATAAAAAAAAGAGCACCCGTTTACGGTGCTCTAAAGATAGGAGGTAAATAATTCTGTGAACAAAATGAACTTACTAAAAATGTATGTTGTATGCAAAAAATAAGAACAACAAAGAGCATTTAGCAAAAGCTAAACAAAATCGTTATTTAATAGCAAGAAAAAAAGAGCACATATATAGCATGCTCTTGGACTAGAAAGATAGGTTTTTATGAGTGGAGGGTTCTCCATACACTAACATATGCTTGTCCAGCTAAAAAGTGAAAAGTTTTTAATAAAAACGCTATTTTGTACTTAGTAAATAACAAAGCAGCTAGCTCAATGAACTAACTGCTTTATCGTCCAAGAAGAACAATACTCACAATACTCTGTAACTTAAGGTTACAACTATAGTATGAGCAGAAGCGAAAATGTTATGCAAGAAAGCTAAATAAAAACTTCATTTTAGAGTAAAGGGGAGTTTGTAATGAACTTAAAGGAGTACGCCATTTATAAAGGTGAAACGCTAATATGTATTGGAACTGTACAGGAGTGCGCTCAGCATTTGGGCGTACTTCCTAGGACAATACTCTTTTATAAAACACCAGCTTATAGAAAAAGAGTGGCCAGCAGAAAGAAAGCTCGTAATTATTTAACTGTTACCGCGTTAGATGAGGATTAATATAAAAATTTCATTTTGTCACAAATAAAAGAGCAGTTAGCCCAGTCTAACTGCTCGACACAAAGGTAATGATCTAGATGCATAGATATTATATGCCGAATTATTGATTTTATTCAAGAAGGAGTAAAGATGTCTTTAAGGAATAGGAGGAACGAAACAAAAGAGCAGCTAGCAAGAGCTAACTGCTCGCCTTTCGACCAAGAGAGCAAGAGTGGGAAGAATTTAAAACTACCTTTTAAATTCTTCCTTAGTATCGGAAAATATTTAGAATTTTATTCGTATAAAACATAAAAAGAGCAGCTAGCAAAAGCTAACTGCTCTCCAGAAAAACGTTAAGAAGGAAGTTCAGAACTCAAGTGTATTTATAGTATGGACAAGGTATATGGATTTATTCAAGGGGGAATCGATAATGTGCACTTATTGGGAAAACACAGTTAAAGAATTCTTTAAGAAGCAAGAGCAGGAACGAAATAAAAGAGCAACTAGCCAAGGCTAATTGCTCTATTCATGGGGTCTCCTACATATATGTGTAGGCTGATTATAGTATTTGTAAAATCTAGAGTTTTATTCAGGAATAAATAAAAGAGCAGCTAGCAAAAGCTAACCGCTCATATAAGGAAATCGGAGAAAGATAACCATGTGTCTACAGTATTGACGGAATATAGAATTTCATTCAAGGGGGGAGGGGGAAATGAATAAATTTAGGCCGTTCCAACTTGGTCTTGGTCTGCGACATCAGAATCGAATGTGTTTGTTGCACTAACACCGTTAAATGTATTGGCAACAAAAGCAACATTTGATGAACCTGAACCATTATAAGCTTTTGTATTTTCTTTTGGGGAAACGTTATAAAAATCACCTAAGTTGAAAGAACCGTTACTATTTTGTACAACAAGATTTCCAACAACAGATGGCATTGTTTTCACCTACTTTTTTAGGAAGTATTTAAATTAGTATATAGTGTATGCGTCTAGAGGTTCATCTGGATTTAAAAATTTTGAAATGAAGTTTGTTAGAAAAAATAACAAAATAATCCTTTTAAAGTGAAAGCAAACTGAATATAGTCCGGCTAGAAAACTAGAGGACACCAATTCGTTAAAGCGGCAATCAAAGCTGTTTTAGGGATAGGTGTCCTTTTTATTTTTGAAAAAGGAGATGGGGAAATGAAGGCGCTAAAAGATCAGTTACGTGAATGGAAAAAGCAATCAAAACAAGCTAAGAAGAAAAATAAGAAAAAACGAAAAGAGAAATTAAGCACTCGTGAGATTGAGGATTTAATGGGGATGCATAGACCTTGTTATGAGCGTAGGCGTGGAGCATTAAGACAAAAGTAATTAAAAAATAAAAAGGAGTGGTCTTACATGACTATACAATTATCTTTCTTACCAAAAATCGATAGAGCAGCAACGCAGAAAAAATTAGAAGGTGTTCTCGAAAATGTACGTTTATATAGACAGTTTGGAATGATGCGTGAAGAAATGAAAGTCACTCCTTCTTATGAAATTAGATATCACGGACCTACAAATGATGTAGGAAAGCCATTAGAAGATGTAGCGATGGCTAATATACAACAAAGTAAACGAGAAGAGTGGATTAAGAAAACGTCATTTCGTATCGATCAATTCCTAAATCGTTTGGGTAATGGGCGTGTAGGGGAAGATCAAAGAAATATTATCATTAAGCGTTATTTAGAAGATGAAGATGTATGTGATTATATGGTTTATAACGAAATTGGTATGAGTGAGCGTACATATAGACGTGTTAAGGCTAGAGTGTTTTATAAACTTGCTTTTGCTCTTAGATTAGAAGTTTATGAGACTGAAGAAACTGGAGGTAATGAATAATGAACTTTGTTCAGCCAATACGTGATCCAGAGCAAATACAACAAATTAAAGAGTATTTAAAAGAAAAGAGTGAGCGAAATTATATCTTGTTTGTAATGGGGATTAATACAGGCTTACGAATTAGTGACATTCTAAAACTAAAGGCTGGAGATTTAAAGGGAAGTCATATCTCAATGCGTGAAATGAAGACAGGTAAGCAGAAACGAATTCAGATTACCGCAGCATTAAGAAGAGAATTGAAATGGTACATCGAAGAGATGGGAGATCATGAATATCTAATCAAGAGCAGACAAGGAAAGAATCGACCAATAGGAAGAAGTATGGCATATAAAATACTTAGTACCACAGCAGCAGAGTTTGGTTTAGATGAGATTGGAACACATACACTACGTAAAACATTCGGATACCATATGTACATGCAAACAAAGAATATAGCCTTGCTGATGGAGATATTCAATCATTCAAGTGAACGAGTAACGTTAAGATATATAGGAGTAAACCAAGATGCAATGGATAAAGCAATGACTAGATTTAAAATCTAATCATTGCTTTTTATTTTCTGTGCCCTCACCATTTGTCTATCACGTTATTCAACTAAATTACTAATTATCAAAAGTGTTTTATTTACCAATAAATTGTATTAATAGTTGGTTAAATTTATCACGTTCTTCCCAAAATGGTCCATGACCACTGAATTGAAATGGTACAAGTTGTGAATTTACTATTAAATTTTTTGTTTCTTGACCTTTGGTAAATGGAACTATTTTATCATGGATACCATGAATAATTAACGTAGGTACAAGTATTTTGCTCAGGTCATTGTAAATATTTTCATCTCTTAATGTTGTCATGATTGCAGCAGTTGACCAACTAGCGGCCTGTAATCCTAGCTGAAAGAACCATTCTGAGAATGGTCTAGTAATTTTCTGAAAGAAAAATAGGTCCGTTACACCCTCTAGCATTTTAGGGCGATCATTTAGTGTTTCTGTAATGAACTTATTTGCTATTTCTTTTTCAACACTAGTTGGAGATGCAGCATCTATAAGGACTAGTTTAGATACTCCAAACCCTTCATGTCTAGCCATATAACGAATTGAAATAGCTCCTCCGGTGGAGTGTCCTGCTAATGTAATCCCTTTTAACTGCAATGCCTCTATTACTGCATATATATCATCTGCTAATCTGTCAAAATTGTAACCGTTGAATGGTCTATCGGAATTACCATAGCCTCTCCAGTCAATGCCTATACATCGATATCCCATCGCAGGAAGGATATTGAACTGATATTCATATTGTTTATGGTTTAAAGGCCATCCATGTATAAATAAAATTGTTTTATTACCCTGTGGATTTACATCTTCGACATATATTCTTACACCCGGTTCTACAGTAATAAAGTATCCCACGTGGATTCCTCCATATAATTAAGATTGCCTTTACAATAAAATATTCAACTAGGGAAATAAATATGTTTAGTCTCTGCTTTTATTCAAGGTTACTCATTTTTATTGTGTTGTGTAACTCAAAAAGAAAAGTGTTATGAAGTTATGAATATCAAGGGATGTAACGTTTGGCGTAGTTACACACAATATAAGATATGGGTAAGTGAAGAAAAGGCATAAAAAAGGAGCGTAGTTCGTCAAATAGATGTAATGCTCTATTACTATTAAGTTAAGAAATTCATTGTTTCCGATTAATAGCATCTGTTTATTGTGATTCTTATTGATTTTAAAAAATAAAAAATCGCCTTATTAAAGGCGATTCATTTTGTATTCTTTTGATAAATAAATATCTTTTAAAATTAAATACGATGTTCTACATTAACGTGTTTCTGGATCTTTGTCTTTTTTTCTAAGACCAAATAATCCTAGTAGTCCCAACAAACCAAGCCAAGTCCAATTATTATTTTTATCACGATTATCATTTAAATCATTTGTCGTATTTACATTTCGAGTTCTCACATCATTATTAACTCTATTCATGTTATAGTCATTCACTCTATTCGTGTTATAGTCNNTTATTGTTAACTCTATTCGTATTATATCCATCGTATTCAGCATGGATGCTTGTACCAAAAAACGTAATAGTTAGTAATAGGGCACCTAAAATAGATGTAAGTTTTTTCTTCATGGTTTTCCCTCCTTTCGTATTTAGTAATGTCTCCAGTTCCTTTAGACAATATTCGGTTGAAAATATATAAAACCATTTGAATTCAAATTATGATAAATATCTTTAATTTTTATTATTAAAAGTAATTAATAATAATGGATTAAGTTAATTGAAATGTATTTATTCTTTATAAGCATAAATTTTTGGTAACGGTACATTCTATGAGAGGTAATTACTATATTTGGGTAAGGTGTTCCTTATGAGTTATAAGAACTTATTTTCTTTAATCAAGAACATGATTGGGAAAATTTTTTCTATAGTAAGTATTGTTGCTAAAAGTCTAATTTCTTTAAGGAGGAATATTTTTATGGGTATTTTAAGTGGAAATCCACAAAATGAACCAATGCACTACGGAGAAGTCTTTGGGATTTGGAGTTATCTTGCAGCGGCACAAGGCGCGATTGCTGGATATCAAGTTCTTATTAACCATACAGGAGACGAGGATTTAAAGAAATTTTTAGAGAATCTTGTAGAGAATGATATTCAATCAGAAGTTGAAGAATTAAAAAATATCTTGAAATTGAATGGTGTTGCATTACCACCAGCACCTCCAGAAAGACCAGTTGCATCTATTGAAACGATTCCTCCTGGTGCTCGTATTAATGATGCAGAAATTGCAGCTAAAGTTTCTATGGATCTTGCTGCTGGGTTAGTAGCATGTAGTCAAGCTATGGGACAATCTCTTCGAGAAGATGTTGGAATGATGTTTGGTCAATTTCATATGAAAAAAGCACAAGCTGGAGCTATATTACTTCGTCTGAATAAGAAAAAAGGTTGGATTATTCCACCTCCATTACATGTTCTACAATCAGATCAAGCATAATAACTAAATGAAAATTCAATCTATTCTTTATGGCTGTTCAGTGAGGTAGTCTAGGAAAATAAATGTTATTAGTGAATTAAAATAAGTGGCAGAGTTATGACCGCTTTTTGGCAGTAAATGTGCCGGTTGTTTTGGATTTAGCATGTTATAGTTGTATTGTGAGTAGTGGCGGAAAACATTGCTCACAAAATTCCAGATAACTGAAAATGGATCGTCATGACCGGTGACGATGGTTGTAGATTGAATGGACAGTTGTTTCTTGTTTTCATATTCAATTGCAATTCACGTTGTATAAACGGAGAAGGGCTTTTGCTCTTCTTCCAGTTACTTAATAATATTGATGCAAATAAACGTAAATAAAATTAGGTGATTGGAAGAAGAATAAAACTTCATTTACCGTAATTGAAGTGTAAATTAATACTTAAACAAAAAGCATCCATTCGGGTGCTTTTTGTTTAATAGATAAGGAGTGAGGATAATGTGTAAGCATAAGTATCAAGTGTTAGATAGTGAGACTACTTCTTTCTATTCTGATGCTAAGCATTATGGCTTAGATGTATCAGCTACTTTCTACTGTGAGAAGTGCCTTGATATTAAACATCGAGAGAAGCGTATTGATACAGGTGTGATTGAGGTAAAGGATAGTGAATGAATATAAAACCAAACAACAGAAGCGTAAGTTCTATGACAGTGGTGAGTGGAAGAGTATACGCGAACAAGTAAAGAAGAGAGACTCTAATGAATGCCAAGAGTGTAAACGTAACGGTCGCGTTCAAACAGATACCAATGAGTACAGTGAGAGTGCCAAGCGTAAGAAGATACAGCTCGTTGTCCATCATATAAAAGAACTAGAACATCATCCTAATCTTGCATTAGACATAGACAACCTTGAAACAGTCTGTGTGAATTGTCATAACAAAGAACATGGAAGAATGTATGAAAAGAAACAAAATAAATGGGAACATGATGAGAAATGGTGAAAATACAACAAAAATAACACCCCCCCATTCGAGGATTGGGCTTTTTTTCGTCTTAGGGGCACCGGAGGAGGGGGTTAACTGTCAGGTTTTTTTCGATTTTACGCACGTAAGGGGGGGTGGGTAGATGGCTGTTAGTATTGTGAGGTTAAAAGAACAGCTCATGAATAGTATTGATATCACAGATTTAGTCGAAGTTGAAAAAGTAGAAAGATACATTGATCTGGTCAAAGCATTTAGAAAAATAAATAAAACCATTAATAAAGAAGGTGAATCTGTAACAGTAAAAAATGGTTCTCAAGTTTTTGTTAAAGCCCACCCTCTTATAAGTGAGAGGAACAAAATTAACAGTTCTTTAATTGCTTTAGGAAGAGATATAAAATTCGTTCCTAAAGTGGGTGCTTCTAATACGGGATACAGTCCAAGTGATTTAATATGATCAGGCAAAAGTATGTAGATGAATATATTGAGATTTATAGGAGTGGGAAAATAAAGTTCAACAAAGAAAGAGAACTGTTAATTGACTATCTAGAAAAATATGTTTTGAACAGAGACGATTTGTATTTTGATGATGAAATGATTGAGAAGTGTATCCGTTTTGGAGAGAAATGGTACTTCCCGTTGCAAGCATTTCAGAAATTCTTAATAGCATTCGTTTTTTTGTTTTATAAGAAAAACGGGCGTGTATTTTATCGTAAATTCTTGTGGATGCTAGGACGTGGTGGCGGTAAAAACGGATTAATATCAGTCATCATTCATTTTTTAATTAGTGAAATGCATGGTATCACGGAGTATAACATTTCCGTTGTTGCAAACAGTGAAGAGCAGGCGAAAACCAGTCCAGATGAAGTTCATAAATGCGTCAAACGAAATGAAATATTGCAACGAGCATTTAAAACTACATTAACCCAAACTGCCTCTAAAGCAACAGGAAGTATATTGAAGTTTAGAACGTCTAATGGAGATACAAAAGATGGTTTGCGTGATGGCGCGGTTGTATTTGATGAAATACATCAATATGAAAGCAATAAAGATGTTCGAGTCCACATTAGTGGTTTAGGGAAAAAGAAAAACCCACGCGAATTTTACATTGGTACAGACGGGTATGTACGAGACGGATTTCTAGATAAGCAAAAAGAAAAAGCAATGAAAGTTTTAAATGGTGAAGCCCGTCCAAATGCTATCTTTCCGTTCATTTGTAAATTAAATGATGAAAAAGAAGTCGATGATATCGATAATTGGGAAATGGCGAATCCAATGTTATCTTATCCTTTAAGTGAGTATGCTGAGGGATTACTTGAAACGATAAAAGAAGAATACGAGGATTTAGAGGATGATCCAAGCAACCGAGAAGAGTTCATGACAAAACGAATGAACTTGCCGGTTACAAACTTGGAGCGATCTGTTGCGAAATGGTCAGAAATTCTTGCTACAAATCGTCCATTTCCTGATTTATATGCTCAAGAATGCATAGGGGCATTAGACTTTGCAAGTATTCGAGACTTTGCAGCATGTGGTCTTTTATTTAGACAAAATGGTGAATACATTTTTAAAACTCATTCCTTTGTTCGAAAAGAATTTGTTGATATCTATTACGGATATTCTAAAAAAGCGGGTGAATTTAAAAAGCAGAAATTTGCTCCTATAAAAGAGTGGGAAGAGCAAGGTTTACTAACGGTTGTGGATGAACCAACTATTAATCCTCAACACATTGTTGATTGGTTTGTAGAAATGCGAGAACAATATGGAATTAAAAAGATTATAGCTGATAACTTTAGAATGGAAGCAATAAGGCCATTATTAGTAGCAGAGGGGTTTGAAATAGAAGTTATACGAAACCCAAAAGCAATTCATAGTTTATTAGCTCCACGTATTGAAATGGCATTTGCAAATAAACAAATTGTTTTTGATGATAATCCGCTAATGCGTTGGTATACGCAAAATGTGTTGGTTGTTATCAAAGGTGATGGAAATAAAATATATGAAAAGAAAGAACCTGTACGTAGAAAAACAGACGGGTTTCAGTGTTTTGTTCATGCTCTTTATCGTGCGGATGAGATACAAGAAGCAACTGATTTTGTTATAGGTAACATTAAATTCTAATAAAGGGGGGTGATAACCATTGGATGGTTAGGTTCAGTATTTAAAAGAAATAAAGAACTAGAATTTATGCTAGATCTGGATTTGATTGCTGATACAGCAAATAGGCTTCACATGAAACGATTAGCACTTGATACATGCGTATCTTTTCTAGGAAGAACGATTAGTCAATCTGAATTCAGGGTAAGAAACGGTAAAACATTTGAGAAGAATGAGCTTTATTATCGACTAAACGTTAGACCGAATAAGAATATGACCGCAAGTACCTTCTGGGAAAGATTTATTCGTAAACTTATTTATGATAATGAATGCTTAGTCATACAAGCTGATGATGGTGATTTACTTATTGCCGATGGATTTCAGCATAACGAATATGCTGTATATGAAGATGCTTTTACAGATGTAACAGTAAAAGATTACACGTTTAAGAGAAGTTTTAAACAAAGCGAAGTAATTCACTTAAAGTATCGAAATGATAAATTATCTCCACTTATCGATGGATTATTTGCGGATTACGGAGATTTATTTGGTAGGATATTAAACTCACAGAAGCGTAAAAATCAAGTTCGTGGCACGGTTGATATGGATATGATTGGTGCTAAAACAGAAGAACAAATAGCGAAGTTACAAGAGTTTATAGACAACATGTATAAGTCGATTGGCTCAAAAGATATAGCTATTGTCCCACAACAAAAGGGTATTAATTATAACGAGATATACAACGGTGTTGCGAATGGCCCAAGTGTGGAAGAAATCAATAAAGTAACAAATGGTTTCTTAAATCAAGTAGCTATGGCATTTGGTATTCCAACAGCTCTGATATATGGGGAAATGGCTGATGTAGAAAAGCAAACGAAAAATTATATGCTTTTTACAGTACGGCCATTATTAAAAAAGCTATCTGATGAAGCGAACGTTAAATTCTTTGAAATGAGTGAATATCTTTTGGGACGAAGCATTGAGGTTAAGGCTGTTTCCTATCAAAGTATATTTGATCTTGCGACAAGTATTGATAAACTCATTTCTTCAAGTGCATTTACAGGAAATGAGATTCGATCAGAAGTAGATTATGAAGATTCTGATGATCCAAACCTAAATATTCATCATATTACGAAAAACTATACAAAATTAGATGAATTTGAAGGAGGTGGGAAAGAAAATGACGGTGAAAATTGATGTTAAAGGGCCAATTATTTCAAATGATGAAGCTTGGATTTATGATTGGTTTGAAATGGATGCTACAAGCCCGGGTAAGATTTCAAAAGAACTTGAAAATGCAAATGGCGAGGAATTAATTGTATCAATAAATAGTCCTGGTGGTTATGTAAATGAAGGTTCAGAGATTTACACGGCATTAAAAAATTATCCTGGTCATGTAGAAGTTCAAATTGTTGGTTTAGCAGCAAGTGCAGCATCATTTATTGCAATGGCTGCAGATAAAGTCCGCATTTCTCCAACAGCACAAATCATGATTCACAATGCTTCTATGTGGAATGGTGGTGATCATCGTGACATGGAACAGGCGGCTGAGATGTTAAAAATAACAGATCGAGCAATTGTAAACGCCTATGTCATTAAAAGTGGTAAATCAGAAGAAGAACTACTTAATATGATGGCTGAAGAGACTTGGATGGGTCCACAACAAGCATTAGAAAATAATTTTGTAGATGAAATCATGTTCATGGAGAATCCAGTTAAAATGACAGCTTCAAGTGCCACTTCTACTATGATCCCGCAGAAAGTAATTGATGGTTTTAGAAATGGAACAATGGGAAAAAGTCAAGGAATTACAAAAGAAGATTTAAATACAGCATTATCAGGGTTAAAAGGTGAAATCCTGAATGATTTACAAACGAATACAAATCCAAAAGAGCTTATTCCAGAACCTGTTAATACAAAGCAGAATCTGAGTAAGCTCTTTTTAACTTTAGGAGGAAAATAAAATATGGTTATTAAATTCAATAACTTTGAAGAGAAGAAATTAGCTTTTGCGAAAGCAACACAGGAAGGTACAACAGAAGAACAATCGGCAGCATTAAATTCTATGATTGAAGCACTTGCTACAGATGTTCGTTCGGATATCTTAAATCAAGTGAATGAATCAATGGTAGATCGTTCTATTATGCAATCTCGCGGCGCTAATGTATTAACAAGCGAGGAAATGAAGTTCTTTAATGCAGTTGTGGAAGAAGGTGGCTTTAAGTCTACTGAAACTTTACCTAAAACAACTCAAGAACGTATTTTTGATGACTTAGTCGAAGAGCATCCTTTCTTACAGCATATCGGTCTTGAAAATCTAGGTGCAGTAACAGAATTTGTTTATGGTGATCCAGAGGGCGCAGCAGTATGGGGACCATTATTTGATGGTATTAAAGGTCAATTAAATGCTACATTCCGTAAAGATAGCATTTCACAACTTAAATTAACGGCATTTATTCCATTAGCAAACGACATGTTGAAGCTTGGGCCTGTATGGGTAGAACGTTATGTTCGTACAATGATTACAGAAGCGATGACAGTGGGGTTAGAACGTGGATTTGTGGCTGGCACAGGCAAAAATGAGCCTATCGGTTTATTAAAAGATCCTAGTGGAAGTGTTACGAATGGAGTATATCCAGATAAAAAACCAGTTGGTACTTTAACGTTTGAACCAGGTCGTAAAACAATTAATGAATTAAAGGGTGTAGTTAAATTACTAGCTAAAAAATTAAACGCTGATGGTTCGGATGCAGATCGACCAAAAAATATTGCTGGTAAAGTAGTTATGGTAACTAATCCGTTTGATACTTTTGATATTCAAGCGAACGCAACAATTCAAAATGCAGCTGGAGTATATGTAACTAGCTTGCCATTTAATCCAATCCCTACGGAATCAGTGTTTGTACCACAAGGAAAAGTATTATTCTTTGTTAAGGGTCAATATGTTGCAGCAATGGGTGGCACGGAGCCTATTAAAAAATTCGAAGAAACTCTAGCATTAGAAGATGCAACAGTTTATATCGCTAAACAATTTGCTACAGGTAAGCCAAAAGATAAATATGCTTCTCAAGTTTATACATTAAAGATTGAAGAAACGCCAACTCCATCAGCACAAGGATGATGTAAATGGAAACAGTAATTTCGAATGAAATATTACAGCAATTCAAAGATAGGATGCGATTAGGTGATGACGAAGACGATAACCTAAAACGTATCCTTTTTGCATCCAATAAAGCTTTAATAAAAGATTGTGGATCGTATGACATAAACAAAGATGAGACGTTCAAAGAATTAGTATTTGAACGTTCTCGTTATGTTTATAATGATGCACTAGAGTATTTTGCCGAAAACTTTTTAACAGAAATTAATAGTTTTGGCATTCAAAAAGCCTTAGAAGAAATAAAATTGGGCGGTGATTAATATGCGTCCTTTTCAGTATAAAAAGCCACTAAATACAGGTGATTTTAGAAATCGTATTATTATTGAACAACCT